CGGCGCGCAGTGTGTGATGACGTAATCAACCTTCCAGTCCAGTCGTTCCAGCGTCTGCCGGGCTTCCGCATATTCTTCATCGGACGGCAATTCTCCCTCCCACCATGAAATGTGGTTGATGCGGAACTGTCCACGATTGCGGCGTAAGCTGTCATATCGTTCGTAAAAATCCGGGCTGTCCATGTCCAGAATGCCATCCGCAATATCGTGGCTCTGCGCACCGCCCATTGTGAAGAAAGTGCGCCCTTGCAGCTCGAATGCCTGTCCGCGCATCAGGTGAATGACGTGTGGACGGATTTTATGCACCTTTCCGCCGTGCCATTGCTCCACGGGATATTCATTCAGCGCAGCGAAGTTTTCATGATTGCCGTCTACGAACAAGATTGTAAACGGCAATGCTTCCAGCCGGTCAAGCTGCGGATCGTCGCTCTTGTCACCGTTCCACACAAGCCCTGCGTCGCCGCAGACAATCATGTAGTCATCCTTCGCCATCTCAGCCTGCTCCGGAAAGTATTGTGGCTGAAACCGGAGGCTGTTCCCATGAAGGTCGCCTGTCGCATAAATCATTTTCACCGCTCCAATCGTTGCTTGATTTCTGCGCCGCCCTTGATCCGCACCAGCACCTCATCAGCAGAGAGAACCGTCACGCGCTCTACGATCTGACGGACGGCGTTTTCGTTCCATTCTGTGATCGTTTGTGCAGCGTTCTCTATAGCTTCTTCTGCCTGTTTCATGCGGGTGCAGACGCGGTCAGCATCGGTGCTGCTTTGCAGGATTCCTTCCTTCTGTTTTTTGAGTGCAGTCTGCTCGGCCAGGATTTCTGCGAATTGTGCGTTGCAGGCTTCTTTATCTTTGGCATCAATGGCTTCTGCCAGCAGGCGCTGGAACTGCTCATCTAACTGCGCCAGTCGGCGCTCGATGTCAGCAAGGCTCATGGTCTGCCCCTGTACAGGCAGCAGCTCCAGAGAGACTGCGTTTTTGATACGGTCGAGCAGTACAGGTTTATCACTCATAGCAGCGTTGATCGCTGACAGGATCGCGTTTTGCAGCGGTTCTTCCTTGATCGTCGGCGAATCGTGGCAGTATTTTGTGCCGTAGTTCAGGCGGCTGGTGCAGCGCCAGACGGGATATTTCCGACCGAGGGAGGTCCATATGCATCGGCGGTAGAGTGTCCCGCATTCGCCGCACACGAGCCTATCTGATAAGGCGTATTTGCTTGTATAACAGGAGCGTCCTGTCACAGCCGTTTTGGACGGGCTGCGCAAGGCGCTTCGCCTTGCCATTTCAGCCTTCACCGTATTGTACTGCTCCCGGCTGACAATGGCTTCGTGGTGATCTGGCATATAGTACTGCGCCATCTGACCAACATTTTTGACGATCTTCTTGCTGATCACATCCGTGCAGAAGGTCTTTTGCAGCAGCACGTCGCCGCAGTATTTTTCGTTAGTCAAGATGCCTTTTATAACGGAAACCGACCAGTCGGCTGTGCCAAGGACGGTCTTGATCTGGTTTCCTTCCAGCCAGTCTTTCAGATTTCGCAGGCTTGCGCCACTTTTATATCTCTCATAGATCTCGCGCACCACCTCGGCCTGTTCCGGAACGATGCAGAATCTTCCATCTGCGTCCTTTTTGTACCCATAGAGCCGATGGCAGGGAACCTTGAGCGTTCCGACCTTTGCGTGCATCTGCCGGCCGCGCCGGATGTTGCCGGAGATGGATTCGCTTTCAGACTGCGCCATTGCGCCGTACATCGTGATCATAAACTCACTATCTGCTGGCAGGGAATTGATATTTTCTTTTTCAAAGAGGACGCCAATGCCGAGCTGCCGAAGAATTCTAGTGTAGTTGATACAATCGAGCGTATTGCGGGCGAATCGCTGAATGGATTTTGTCAGAATGAGGTCGATCTTTTTCTGCTTGCATTGACGGATCATCCGCAGGAATTCTGTACGCTTTTTCGTGGACGTGCCGGTAATACCTTCATCGGCAAAAATGCCAGCCATTGTCCATTCCTTGTTAGACATGATTTTGTCGGTGTAGTATTCGCATTGCGCTTCATAGCTGCTGGCCTGTTCTTCTTCCTTGGTCGAGACGCGGCAGTACGCCGCAACGCGAAGCTTCTTTGTGACTGCAGCGGTCTGCTGCAATTCCGGCTTGGGTGGGATTATAATGACACGCGGCTTTTCGTCTGTCATGCAAGGTCTTCCTTTCCGATGATTTGCCCGTTTTTAAGCTGCAAGCGCACCGCCTGGCGCGTCACCAGCACGGCGGAGACGGCGCTTTGCAGCAGCTTCGCGTTGAGCTCTGCTGTGCATTCGAACGCCGCGAACAGCCGCCGCAGGCGTTCGGTTTCGTATTCTTTGTTGCCGATGTCGTCGTATTGCTCCTGCGCCAGCTTGCAAATCAGGCTTCTGGCAGCGTCCTCGTCGAGCGGTTGGGTGTTCAGGATCTCGTCCAATTCAGCCTGCGTGGTGCTGTTCGGTGCAAACTGTTTTTCAGGCTGTGTGATGCGCTCCGGCTGCTCTGCCAGCCTGCCAAGCAGGTGCATGACCTGCTGCTCGACCTCCGGCGTAAGCGGCTTGGAGTATACACGCTTGAGTGCTTTCTGCGTAGGTGTCCGCTCTGGCAGACGCTGCTTGGTCTGGCGCTTCTCGACGGCTGCTTCAAATAATTTTATGTCAACTAATCTCGGATAGCTGTCTGCCCCAGTGTACTTGGTGTTTTCCAAGATTCGTGCGATCATGTTCTTGTTCCAGCTCTTGCCCTCGTCATAGACGGGACCGGTCTTGCTCATCTGTTCTGCAATTTCCTTCAGTGACGCGCCGAGCGCATATTGCAGGAAGATATCCTGCACAGCCTTTGCTTCCGGCTCATTTCGGATGATCTCACCCATACGCATCTGATAGCCGAATGGCAGCTTCCGATTTCCCATTACCGCTTTGTCCTCTCAATCTGTTCTGTCAATTCCAAACCGTTTTTCAGCCGGAAGCGCAGGCGCTCGTTGTTGTCCACGATGATTTTCTCTACAAGCGCATCGAACAGCTCCTCATCAAAACCGTCGAGGAAATCCGGCCCGTCCTCTAGCGCGTCCATGAGATCGCGGGTGCGATCCGCCAGATCGTTGCTGTCGGTGTTGAGAAGCCTTGCCTTTTCCTGTTTCAGCCTGCGGAGCTGTTCGTTAAGCTTGTTGGAAGATATAAAAGTGTCAGGGTCAACGCCGCCCGCTTGCTGAAGCTGGGCTAGGAATTGAACCTGACTAAGAACATCGGATATTTTTTTGTTGAGGGAGATCACGTCCTCGCTCCAGAGCATTCGACTGTAGCGGATCTTTTGGAGGTTTGAGAGCATCTGTGAGAAGATGGGGCCGCCGTAGTGCTTGAGTTTGTAGTATAGACGGCAGAAAGCCTGTTCTATATCTGGCGTATGATATGGTGGAGTGGGGCATGATGCTGCATTCTGGAAATGCGTATTGCAGACCCAATACATTTTATCATTTGTAAATTTCCGTTTGAGCGACCGTCCGCAATTCGCACAGTACAGTTTTCTGCTGAACGGCTGGTTCGTTGAACCATTGTGCGCGTTTTTTCTTGATTGTAAAAGTGTCTGTACTCTGTCAAATACTTCCGAGGATACAATCGGCGGATTACTATCTAGCAGCAGGTACATTTCCCGTTCACCTTGATTTCTGACTTTTTTATGTGGAAATGTAGTCGTTGAATAGCTTTTCCCGACCATTGCCTTCCCAGCGTATCGTTCATTCTTCAAAATGTAGTATATCGACGAGTCCTTCCATGTTCCCATTTCGCGCCCCGGAGGAATTTCCTGTTGGGACAGGGTATTTGCAATTTCGTATCCATTCAGTCCATTTAGATACAGTTGAAAGATGAATCGAACAACCGTCGCTTCGTCTTCTATTATGGACAGTTTTCCTTCGTGTAGGGTAAAGCCATACGGCGCTTTGCAAGTATTGAACTTACCGCTTTCCATACGCTTCTGGTAGCCCCACTGGACATTTCCCGAAATTGACTCGCTGCCTTTCTGGGCCAACGATGCCATAATCGCCGTGACCATTTCACTGGACACCTTACCGGTATCGATGTCCTGTTCTTCGAACAGGACGCTGACGCCAAGTTCTTTTAACTCGCGGACAGCCGCAAGACAGTCCTTCGTATTTCGGGCAAAGCGGGAAATGGACTTGACCAGAATGCGGTCAATTTTTCCTTTTCGGCAGTCTCGCATCATGCGTTGGAAATCCTCGCGCTTCTCGACGGACGTGCCGGTGATGCCTTCATCGGCATAGATGTCGACCATTTCCCAATCCGGATTGCTGGAGATCAGTTCAGAATAGTATTGATTCTGCACGCGGTAGGAATTGAGCTGATCCTCACTGGAGGAACTGACGCGGGCATATGCTGCGACGCGCAGTTTTCGCGCAACGATCTCGTCGTGCGCAGGAATTACAATGACACGCTGCTGTTCCAGCGCAAGATTTCCGTCGGTTTGCTTTTTCGCCACATTCTCACCTCCTTGCAGCAACACACACTACCACACCAAGGGCGTAATAGCTATAACCAGAACGGAGAAAAATCAAGCGTAAAGTGTGAAATTTGCACCAAGTTCGACCGCGATCCGCCGCGCGATCTTCTTGATGTCATTCTCAGAAAAACCAACCGTCCGGAGTGCCTTCAAGAGCTGGCAGATGCCTAAAAAATCAATGTTTGGATTCATAAGATTCTCCTTTAGCCACGGGGCGGCTCTGCAAACCGCAGAGCCGCCCCTGCTTTTGAAATTTTGATGCTTGCTCCTGTTCGACGCTTCTTCCCGGAGCCAAGGCAGCGGCTGAACGGCGGCTGGCACCGCTCACGGGTCTTGCACCCCTCCGAGGATCTCTCCGAGCTGTCCCCATTGCTTGAAGCTGTGGCTGGGCAGGAGTACCATTGTCCGCGGACAAGATCATTGCGAGGCAGCTTGCCAAAGCGGCTTTTGGATGGATGGGTACCGCTCGTCACCTTGTTGGGCCGTCTTTATGCAGAAGCAATGCTTTCCGCACAGGTGGTCTTCGCGCATCCTCCGCATCGCTGTTCCTTTTCAGGCGCATCCGCTTGATGTCATTCAGTCACTGGATATGTACTTTTCAAGCTGCGCGAGGGGGCTTAAAAAAGATCCCCTCATGTGGTAGGCAGCGAGAACGCGCTTTTTATGCAGTTTTCAATTATTTTTTCAAAAAATTTTTTAAGCGTGAAATTC